TCAGTGAAAATGCGGATGACGATGGCTCCACGGGCATTGTCCATGGAGCCGACAAGCATGGGCTCGTTTGTGATGCCGAAAGTAATGTTGACGCGGACGTATTCGGTTGTTGTATTTGGTGGTACAGCCGTGATGTTGTCGAAGTAAACCGGCACCGCAGGAACCAGTGCGCCAAAGGCATGTAGTAGTGGGTTTTCGGCGGCTGCCCGAATGGCTTGGTAGTTCATCCTAATCTCCGTTTTAAGGCAGAGTCCATTTCTATACGAACTGCTCTATTCAACTTGGCATTTGCGTAGTCTGCAAACCAATCAAGAGGTGCTGTACGACTGGAGTTAAGCCCCTCACTGCCTCCTCCTATTTGACCTCGGGCACTTACGTTATTACGCGGGCCCTGTACGTCCCACTTGCTACGGCCTAAGTTAGTTTGGGGTGTAGCTGTTTTACGACGGGCATAATATTGACGGTCATGTTCTACGGCGTCAATGGCTTCCAGAGCGTGCGGTGCAAAGTTTGTAATCGTCAGTAACGGATCTTTAAGAATTTGACTGGCTGTAGCCTCGCGCCCAGTAATAACCGGAGCTTTTATCTGTTGAGGTTCTCCGGCAGAACCAGTACCTCTAGATACCGTAGAAGTTGTACTGATTTGCCAGGAATTTGAAAATTCGCCGCTCCAGCTAGGGCCGGCCTGTTGCAATTCACGTACTACACGCTCTGCTGCGGCTCGCTGTCCGTTCGCAATAGTTGTACCGACAACTTTGTCCAGATCCACCAGACGGCGCCCTGCGCTGTCAATAAAACCCTTAAATGCTTTACCGAAAGCCATTACTGGGGCCTCGCAATGACGGTGTGGAGGACGGGGTTGTCTCCACGGTAGGTTGTCACGCTCAGGATTTTGGCCTCGCGGGTGACGCCAGCCTGGGTGTATTGGATGCGATCGGCTTCGGTGGGGTAGTACGTTCCAAGCTCGGTGTTGCCGCAGATGACTTTGATGTCGGTTGTTTGGTAGAGGCCTTCAGACTCGCGGGGGTTGAGGCGGACAATCAAGGCTTTTACAGATACTTTGACGTCGGCGCCGTTGACCGTCCCAGTTGTGGGATCGTAGACGCGGGGGGTCGTGGTTTTGATGTACGTGATGTCCTGGCCCCATTCCTGCAAAAGGGGCCCTGGGATGTCCGCAAAAGTCGTATCGACGCGGCTCATGTCAACCTCGGTACAGGCGGACGGCGTGGTTAGAAGCGCCGCCCATGCAGTACGGGCCTAGGTAGGTCTGGAGCCAAGGGTAGACGTCGAAGACGTTGTTAATGACGCCGCTGGTTTGTGAAGTTTTGTTGTATTTGACGCGGAGTTCGCCCAGTTCCACCTCGTCGTAGATTCCGGTGGTGCCGCTGGTGCCGGTGATCGAGCTGGTGTCGTTGGCGAAGGCACGCGCCAGTTCGTAGGTGGCGACCTTGATGCCGTCCGGGATCAGGGTGCAGGCCAGGTCGATGCCGTCAACCGTGTAGTCCTCGCGGGGCCACTTCAGGGCTTGGGTTTCGGTGCAGCGGGCACCGTAGAAACTCAGCGCGTCGATCCAGCGAGTGGCGGAGATCAATGCACGGTTTTTCTGGTCGTCGGTTTTGTTGACCCAGGTGCTGGAATCGGGGACGGTCTCGAAGTACGTGTTGGCAGCAGCCAGCGTGACATACGAGTTCGCAGAGGTTCCTCCGAGAGTCGCGTCGATGGCTGCTGGCACGGCTAATACAGTCTTTGATTCAGTCTAGCTGTGTTGCGGTAGTTTCTTGATTTCGGCGGAGCACTGAGTAGAGCGGCGTGGTAAACATTCGCCCCAGACATTTCAAGGTCGGCTTGGGCTTCGAGATGTTTGCCGTAGGGGACGTCAAGGAACGTGCGGCGGTTATCCTGTAGTACGAAGAGACGAACCATGCTCATGCCTGCTCGCAAACAAGTGGACGCTGACACCAGCGTAGTGGCCAAGGCCCCTTCCGTATTACCCGGTAAGGAAGTGCGGAAGCTGGAGGACGTGGCTCCCGAGATTCGGCGCCTTCGGGAAGAAGAAAAGCTCTCTACCCAGGAGATTCACGAGATGCTCCAGGTGAGCTTCGACGTGATTAACCAGCTGTTCCTACAGTCGTACAAGAGCACCATGAACACGTTCAGCGTGTTCGAGGCACAAGAAAAGATCCGGCTGGGTCTCGGCTGATCTACACATGCGTCCATGTGCGACGCAGTAATATTTTAGAGATTGCCGGGGCGGTTACGCCGTACTTGTCCGCAAGTCTCTGCAGATATCCTGGTTTGCGGTCTATTTCAGCCCGTATAGCCAGGACTTTTTCTTCTGTCAATTTAGATAAACGACACTCTGATCCCCGTGCGGTAGGCGGTTTTGGACTGAGGCCGTACCCGTATGAGTGGGCCATGTTTTCACTTTGGGTACAGTATTCAAGATTGTCTAGGCGGTTATCTGTTTTGTCTCCGTTCTTATGGTTAGTCACGCAGCCTTCTGGGCAGGGGCCTACCCAGGCTTCCATTACCAGGCGGTGAACTAATTTATTTTTTATGCCGTTAGCCGTTTTTACACATACTTTTTTATAGCCTTGCGGATGGTTGGACTGCTTAAGTGTGAAGGGTTCCAGGCGGTGGTAACTGACTATTTCTCCGCAAGCTGAAGCTGCGTACCCGATAACGGATGGTATGGGTCTGGTTTCCATGAAAAAAGGGGCTCCGAAGAGCCCCTATCCTAGACCATGCACAACCTGTTATTAGTAGGCAGTGACATCTAGCGGAGTGTTTACCAGCAGACGGGCCACAGGCACCATCTTGGTGGAGGAGAACACGAGGCCCCAGGAGGCGGTAGCAGCGAGGTTGCCGGCGCCGCTGGTGTTGTCGGGGTTGTCGCCAGCGGCGGCCCACTTGGTGCCGGTGATGTGGTAACCGTAGTGGTAATCCACAGCCAGAACGTCCTGCATGGACAGGATGTTGCGGTCGGCAGCCAGACGGAGATCCTGTTGGATACCCTCGGAAACCACACCAGACTTGAACAGGTAAACCGGATACTTCACCGCGTGGGTGGAAGTACCACCGGCCAGGTAGGTCAGTTGGTCGTCAATGACAACCCGCAGACCGGCGAAGAAGGGCACTTCGGTTTGGGCAATGCCCACGCCGCCACCGCCGAAGACCACGGCAGTACCAGACGACAGAGCGGAGGCGCTGAAGGTCAGCATCCCGATCTGTTGCAGGTAGTAAGCCACGTTCGAGTGCATAGCAATCGAATCCAGCTCGTCCCCGCGTTCGCCGAGTTTGGCTTTGGTCTTGACGATGTTGGCAACGTTCAGGAAGTTGGCCTCGGTCATGGAACCGGGGACACCAGCGAAAGTTGCGTTGACTTGGTTGGGGCCAAGGACGCCAGCGGCAGAGATACCACCGAACAGGCCAAGCAGTTGAGCGGCGAGGGTGCCGGTCTTCAGCTTGTTGATGGCGGCGGTCAGCTGGTTGCGGACGTGGGCCAAGGGGTCGGCGCCGGAGCCGAGCTTGCTGAGGTCGTCTGCGGCGTAGGCAAATCCACGATGCAGCAGGGTCATGATCTGCTCGTCGGCAGTCACGTTCTGAGGCACCAGATAGCCGCCGCCACCACCCCAGGTGTTGGTGCTGAGAATTTGGGTCTCAGTCGGGGCAATCGGATCAAAGAAAGGCACGCGCACCCGGGTGCCGCCAGCGCGGGCATCCAGGGCAGCGTTACGTTGCACAATGCCGCTTTGGATCCACTTCGATTGCTCGAAGATGCCCTCGGCGGTGTATTGAAGAAACTCAGGACGGGTGACAAGGTTCGACAGGAAAGTCGAAGTTGCCCCGTAGTTACCTGCAAAGGAAGACATGGGTTAGCTCCAGTGGAGTCAGGGTTGGGGTTGTGCCCCACAGGGGCTAGGCGCCGGCTTCTGCTTTGAGGAGACGGGCCTTGTCGGGGTCCTGGGTCAAAAGGATCATTTGCTGGGTTACGTTCCAGCCATCCTTAGACCAAGGGTTGGATTGTCCGGGGAGAGCGGTGGCGCGGGCACTGCCCGTTACACCCATACCGGACCTGTTAGTGGCAGCGAAATGATGTTCGTAACCACTACCAGGGTTTTTCAGGTTGGCGATGTACTCACCAACCGGAAGTTCGACGCCGCCGACAACAGCCACAGGCTGACCATCTTTAGCGCGAAGGTGTTCCTGAAGTAAACGATACAGCTGATCGGGCGCTAATGCACCAGCCTGGGAAAGTTGGGTGATCGCGTGGGACTTGATTTGCTCTTGGGTGAAGCCTTGCTTGATCTGATCGACCTCGGCTTCCTTGCTGGACAGTTGCTGCTTGAGTTCGGCAACGGTCTGTTGGGCTTCCTCCCAGAGCGTTTTGTACTCGCCGGATTCGGCCAGCTTTGTGGTTTTGGCTTGTTCTTGTGCCAGTCGGATCTCGTCTAGTTGCTTTTGGAGGGACTCGCGGTTTTCGCGGTCCTTTCGGCGCTCGCTGATGAGTTCCGCGTTTTTAGCCTTGACGGCCTCCAGTTGAGCGGCCAGATCGGAGCTTTCAGCCACAGGCTGTGGGGCAACGGGTTCCACGGGAACCACTGGTGCTTGCTGTTCTTCGGACACAGGTGTAATACTTAGACCCGTCTACTTTAGCAGTTAAAAAAGCCGAGCCTGTTGGCGTAGTAATCGACAAGAAGCTGACTAGACGGGGACACTACTAGTCCTAGACTTTGACGATTTTGTTTCGCAGCCTGAAGGTGAACGTGTACCAGCCGTTTGCCGTACCCCCTACGTTAATGGTCTCAGTGGTGAAACCGGCGGTCAGGCCGTTGCTGTCTCCGGTAAACATGCGGCAACTGTCGTTGTTGTTTAGGCGTGAAGTGATTCCGGTCGGCACCACACTGTTTGTTTGATCAGTGGCGACGTGTGCCATGAAACTGATAGTTTGAGCAAGGTTTGGCCAGATATTGTTGGTTCCGTAGGTGACGCTTGTGCCGCTTCCGCCGGTGCCAGTGCGGAATTGAGCAGCGGTTACACCTCGGAATTCGGCATTTCGATAGACAGCGAATATAACCCGCGTGGCGCCAGTCCAATTACCCGTCGTTTCGCTGCTTGATGTTGCAACCTTTGACGCAAAACTGATGTAATTTCCGTTGTTTGCCCCAGAGCCCTGAGCAGTCCAACCGGTCGGCAGCGTGGTAGCAGTAGTGCTGCCCGCTCTGAAACCGAAAGCAAATATCAGGTCACCAGCTTGGTGAGAGGGCAGAGTGGCAGATGTTGTACCCTCGGCAGTGCCAATAAATGTAATACTGCCGTCGGCCACATAGCTAGGGCAAGTGCCCCATACAGGCTTGTTGCCGGCGGTCAAGGCTGAACTCGTGGAGAAGCTTGCCGGCTCCGTCAATTGATTGCCAACGCACCAATTTGTTAGGTTTTGGTTGAAGTTGGTAGCACCATTAAACATGTTGTCCATGGTTGTCACATTACTCATATCCCAGCTACTAATATCTTGATTAAAATTAACAGCATTTCGGAATGTGTTGGTCGTACTTGTCACATTGCTTGTGTTCCAGTTGCCGATGTTTTGGTTGAAGTTTGTAGCGTTATAAAAAACAGAGAACATTGTCGTTGACTTACTTGTATTCCAGTTTCCAATGTTTTGATTAAAGTTAGTGGCGCCGAAGAACATGCTGTTCATGAGTGTCACATTACTCATGTCCCAGCCACCAATATCTTGATTAAAATTAACAGCACTTTGGAACATTCCGCGTGTATCAGTAACTTTGCTTGTATTCCAGCTTCCGATATTCTGATTAAAGTTAGTGGCGTTGATAAACATGCTTGCCATATCAGTAACATTACTTGTGTTCCAACTGCCAATATTTTGGTTAAAGTTAGTAGCATTACTAAAAAGACCAAGCATTGTCGTCACATTACTTGTGTTCCAGCCGCCAATGTTGAAGTTAAAATTAGTACACCCGCCAAACATTGCTTGCAGCCTTGTCACAGTTGCTGGCAACGCAGTCGGTGCCTCAATTAAGTTGGCGCAATCGCGAAATGCGCCTTGAAGTGATGTGCAACCAAGGTTTCCAAAAGACAAGCATCGAACCAGTTGTGGGCGAGACGTGGTGTTTAGTGTTCCGAATTGAACAGCACTTCCAAAAACGTTAACGATGTAGGTTCCGTGTGTTGCGTAGGTATGTGTGCGGTTTTGCTGTCCTGTGCCAACAAATGTATAGGAATCGCTTAGGCCGTCGCCCCAGTCGATCGTAACGGTGTGATCCCCGACAAAGGGCACCGTGACGGTAGTAGACCCCAAGTTGGTGTTGTAAACCAGTGCCAGTGGCTCGGTGTAAGTAGGGGTGATTTTCCAACTCATGGCACCATCCTCCAGGGGTGATTAGTGGCAGTGTCTTGTGTGGGTGTCATAGTGCTATGCGGCGGAAGGCGCGAACGGCGAATGAAAGTGTTTTGCCGCTACCAGCGTGAGCCCCATTGCTCATAATTAAAGCCAAAGCACTAAGCGAGCTTGCTTCTGTAGATGACCAGATATCACCAGCAATAAACGCTTCTGCACTGGTATTAAACGCTGTGACGAAAGTCTGAGCTGGGTAGCCTGTTGTATTGTTAGTGGTGCGCTTGGGCACAGAGTAATTATTAATACCCCAAGAGGTGTTGTTCGCTGCTGTGCTTGGCTTTAAGTTAAAGTACGCAATATCGAGTTCGTAGCGACTAGGCAAATACCAATCAGTGAACCCACCGATGTTTAGATCAACGCAAAACTTTGCAGCAGGATGATCGTTGATACCAGCAGTACCCATTGCAGCCGTGTTGGCTGCACCATCAAAGATGCTGGTCGTGTTGGCGGTCGTTGTGCCTGCTGTTTTCCACGCCAAATTAGTAGTCAGCGTATAGCCAGTCCCCGTCGCACCAGTAGCTCTAGGAGCCACGATCAGCGCATGAGTCGGGTTGCCATCAGCGGTGTGGCTGATGTAGCCCGCGAAATAGCCGCCACCCCAGGGCTCACCTAGCACAGCCGGATACTGCTGGATCTTGGATAGCACCAGCTTCGCCCCAGTCGGCTTCTGGATCAGCAGCGTCATACGTCACCCCCAGGATTAGTGTCGTTGTCTACGACGGGTGCGACGTAGGGGCTGCCGTCAGCGTTGAATTGGGGCGGGATGGGGCCGACGTAATAGGGGCCGACCTTGAGGTCCTGGCACACCTTGGTGGCCATGCTGGTGGCATATTCACCCACCACCTCTTCAGGCGTTTTGCCTTCAAGGGAGGCCGTGGCAATGATGCCGGGGGCCAGGGTGTCGTCAATTGTGATTGTGAAAGAAGCCATGAGATCAAACTCCGATAACGGACCAGTTAGCGCCGTTGTACCAAACGAGGGCAGCGGCAGCGCCACCACCAGTCACAGTGGAGCCCACGGCAGGGGCAGTTGCGTCAGTGACGCGGGCAACCATGCCAACAGCAGGAGTGCCGGGCAGGGTGGCAACAGTTAGACCGGTGACAACACGAACCGAGCCGGTGGTATCTAGCGCAAGGCGGGCAACGGAGTCGGTGTGGACTTCAACGGTGCGAGCCGTGCCGCCGCCGGATCCCTTCTCGGTGCCGATGCGGAAGACGTTGGACGCCCACTCCAGCTTGCCGAGTTCGTAGTTGGTGCCGCTGGTGTAGGTGTTGTAGACGCGGAAGGTTTGGGCGTTGGTGCCGTTGCGTTGGGCAAGGATGCCTGCGGCGTCTCTAGTAATTACAACATCTAAGTTTGTTGTTGTTACTGAAATACTTGAGGACGACGACCACCCAAATAAAGCTGCATTCCACAGAACCGTATTAAAAGCGTTGGTTACGCTAAGGCTATTTGCGGCCGCAAAGCTACCCCTAGAAGTGACAGTAGCTGCAGAAAGTGCCCCTGCGCTCGTTACGTTGACTTGACTTGTCCCATTCACCTGCAGATCCAGCAGGTTCCCTACGAACCCACTCGCTGCATTAACACCCAGACCCGTGCCGCTGGTGCTCCAGGCGGTGGACGTAGCGCCGCTGGGCTCGATCAGGAAATGCGGCTTGGTCGTGGTGCTGGTGCCACCCGTGAACCACGTGCCGGTGAAAACCTTGGCGGGGCTGGAGGCCAGGCTGGTGTAGCTGTTGATCAGACGGCCAGCCAGCGTCACGCTGGTGCCGTCGAAGGTCATCGTGCTGACCCCGGCGTAGGCGCCAGCGTTGTTGTAAACGACCTGGCCACTAGAGCCTGCAACTAATCCGACGGTGCCCGTTGCGTCGGGGAAGCTGATGGTCCGTGCAGCCGTGGGCGTCACGGTTTGAAGAGTTGTAGTAAACGACCCTCCGTCGTTCAGCTCTACGTCGCCGCCTGCGGTCAGCTTGTTCGTGGTCTTGTTGAAGACCAGGCCAGAATCACCGCCCAGCTTGCCGCCATCGTTGAACTGGACCTGCGTGTCCGATCCAGCCGCTTTGGTGGTGTCGTTGAAATCAAGGTTCCCGGTAAACGGGTTAAAGATGACGCTCATGGCTCAGCTCTTGGTAACGGAGGTGAGCTGGCTGCCTGAATACGCCAGCGTCAGCGTGGCCACGGTGGTGCCGCCGGAGCCGCCTGTCTTGTAGACCACGCCGGTCAGGTTGTCGCCCGTGTAGGTCAGGGCGATGTAGTCGTGGTCTGGGATCTCTAGGCCCGTCAGCACGTTGACCGTGCCCGAAACAGGCACCGGATTGCCACTGTCGTTCTTGATTTCTACGCCGTCGGCGGTCACGCTCAGCGTGGCGCTGCCGATGTTGACAGGAAGGGGGCTGGCCGGAGATACCTGCCGCTCAAACCCATCTGAGCCTAAGTAAGAGGTAGCAGGCATGAGACCGAAACGTAGGACTACGTGTTTGCTGCAGTCTAGTACCTGTCTAGCACGGAATTCATGCTTGGGCGTACATCGCCTGCGCTACGTTCAAAATCACACTCGGTGCTTGTGGATGTGTCCCGTTGGCCGGGATAGTGTCTACAGCGACGCCTAGGGTGTCGGCAACCCAGTGCAACTCCATGTAGCTGAGTGCTGCGACGGTTAGCTGCAGTTCAATCGAAAAGCAGCCGTGGAAAGGGGTGTTGACAGATTTGCGTTGCTGGAGGTCCAGGCGCGTATTACTGTTCGGAATTGTTGTGCCGTTTTGTTTGAAGTAGATGTTTACCTCGGCGATGTTGTTTGATGAGTTTGTTATTTGTAGGGAGGCAAAAATTTTGTATGTTCCAGCGAGTTGAAAGTTGATGCGGCTGCCGTTGCTTATGGTTACTCCTCTGTTTTCGAGGGTGGTGTTTATCGTTATTGGTTGGGAAGCGGAAGTGCTTACCAAGGGTTGATCTGTGGTGTCGATGAAGCTGCCGTAGAGAGGCAAGATGCCACCTGGACCTTGGGGACCTAGGCCGACGGTTTCAACTACAACAGCCGGAGTTGAGGCAGTAACAATAGTTGTATCACCCGTGCCTTCGGTGATGGCAACCGTCTGCGTCGTGCTACTTACGGTTACGGAGGTCATGCCGTGTAACCTTCAGAAACGTAAATAAGACCCTCTAAGTAATACTCACGGAGACCGCTGGGGTTTTCTAAGAGGACGTCGTAGTAGCACTCGTCAGGCAATAGTGCTGTCTGCGTGTCTGTCAGTGCCAGGGAGATTTGGCCGTTTGGTCTGCTGGTATACGTGACCGCAAAGTCTGCGTACTTTGTTGTGCGGTCACGATTCCAGGCTTGGGAATATGCCGTCCAGCTGGTTAAATTGATGGGGGCGCCAGTGCTGTCCTTGAATTGGAGGGCGACGCTGTAGTCGGCGCGGCGCTGGAGTGAAATGTTGTAGGTGCCAGGGGAGACAGCCATCTCACTCGTCCTCCGTTGTGATCATTGTATTCGGCTCTGGTTGCTCGGCAGTCTCTACTACGTCCTCAATAGCGTCAGCCTCTTCTTCGATATTGATGTTGTCGGGCAGGATTTCGCCACGGCGTAGGATCTCCAGCAGCATCGAGTCGCTAATCTTGCCCATCTGGTTGAGTTGGGCCAGGACAGAGACGTCTTGGCCGATCAGGCGGTAGTAGTCGAAGTCGCGGTCGATGGTGATTTCGGGCGGTTCCATGCCGACGTATTGGGCGGCGAAGGCGAAGGCTTGGTTGAGGGCAGATTCCAGTTC